TTTAATCCTGTAACAGTTGCATATTGCCAATCTGTATAATCTGATAAAACATTAAATGACCAACCCTTATCCAATGTGCTAAAATCATCACTTGTTAATTGAACTGCACCAATGCAAAAGTCATTTAAAAAAGCTGTGCTAGCAGTAACTTTGATTGCAAAATATAATCTACCTGTTGTTCTTACAGCAGCTGCTGCATCAAAACTTTCATGATGAACTTGATATGCATCTGTATTATCAGCAGTTCCACCTGCAACAGTAGTAAGAGTTACAGGCATTCTTTGTCCTGTGTTACTAGGAAATAAAGTAAGAGGAACATGCCAGTTATCATTTGCTTTATGCTGATACTGTTCTTTCATGTCCCATATACCTTTTGAGCTAGAACTAGTCTGGGTTCTATATTTAGCTGTTGGGTGCACTAGTCCTCCAATAAATCTAGACATTAGCTTATTTCCTCATAATTTACCATTACTACTAAATCATTATCTGCTGAAGCTAAAATATGCAAGATGTCATTTTCTTCTAAATATATAGCTGTATTCTTATCAATTAATATTAAAGAAGCAGCAGCAGGCACAGATATTCCTTGAAAAATACTTTGAGCAATTCCGCTTTTAGTTAATCTTATAGTTACATTAGCTGAATTTGTTCCATCAATGTTACCAACAACTACATTATTTACTTTAAATACTTTACCAGAATCAGCTGCATTTGTCAAAACATCAGTTCCTAATGTAGTTAAGGCTGCAGCAACTGATTTTATTGTTGATACTGTTGCTAAATTAGGTGCTGACATATATTCTCCTTATCCAAATATTGCAGATGCAATGAATGGGTTAATAAAATTACTTTTAAGATGAGCTCCAGATGCATTTCTTCCTTGATTAAAAACAATTGACTTACTATTAGCACATTTTAATGTTAAATCCCCATCTGCTGTAATTGTTAAATCTGCTTCAGACCCACTAGCATCAGCAGTAAATATACTAGTTTGCCCATTTGCACTAACTAAAAATTGAAGATAGTCATCTTGAGCAGAACCACCTTGCTCATAGATTGTTAATTTACTAAAAGTGTTATCAAATCCAGCTATAGAAAATATTTTTCCACCTCCAAGACTACTAACAAAACTATAGCTATCTTGTACATCATTTGTAACCTGTTGAGTACATGTATTAGTATTATATGTATACGCACTTGTGTTAACGCTGCTTGCAGTAAGCGTGTTAAATGTAGGATTTGCTGGTAGCTTAAATTGATTCATTACATCAACTTTAGCTTTAACTTCATTAATTTTTTCTTCCAACGATTTAAATGATTCTCCAACTTTTACTCCATGCCATTGCTGATTGGCTTTTATATATAACTTTAACCCTGAGCCAGTTCTTCTAAATGCTATATCGCCTTCACTGCCTTGTGAATTTATTGGCTCACCTCTACCAATTGTAGGTATTGTTGATTTACGTGCTTCGTTTACTCTATCAATATTGGTTCTACGTATTGACATTATTTAACTCTTTTAGGTCTAAACACTATGGTAATATCATTAATTTCAAAGTCTGTTGCTATTCCGCCTACCATATATTTAGTTGTAGTGTCATGAGTGTTGCCATAGCCTTTATCAGTTAAAGCTGTTTTTAAAGTAACCACTTTCGTTGTACCATTGTATTGTGTGCCATTGCTTGAATTTTCTATAAGTCTTGTGTTGTATCGAGCATTGCCTGCATATATGTTTATATTATAATCATTATATGCACCATCAGTGCCACTTGCCCCACTAGCTAATTTTAAAGTAGTTGTGCTAGCACTTCCTGACTGACAGGTGCCAGAATGTGCTTGAATTGAATCAAAACTTAATTGTATACTTTTAACATTATTAATTGATGATGTGGGTTTTAATTCTGCAACTTGCCATACACCATCACTATTTTTAAATCCTGTTGACGTAGCATTGCTTGAAAAACTATCAACATTATAGTTTGTGCTTTTTGAGCTACTAAAATCTGTAAATGAATTGCTTCCATCAGTTGCAAATTGCATTTTTACTCCTGAATGTCCCGTAGATTTGTATGTAACGTAAACTTTATATATTTTCTTGTTAACAGCTGGACTTCCAAAGTCTATATCTTTGCTTTTCCATAATACAGCACTTCCAAAAGAATTTCCTTCCCCAGCATCATTACTCCATTGATAAAAATTTAATTTATCTGAATCTCCTTCATCTACGTATCCTACAATCATATTGCCTTCAGAATCATTAATAATGTTTGTATAAAAATTTTGCCCACTCTCACTAAATGGAAATAAATCTCCATAATAAGCATGTTGATATGATTGTAATTCTAAATCATATATATACCAAACAGTTAAAGCCCCAAGACCAATTTGTGGCGTAAATATCACTCTGTTTGTGTATTTGTCAAATCCAATAATAGCTGTTGTTAATGACGTAACAGGAAATGAACTGTCACGTAAATTACGTGTTAAATTTGTTATTTGTTGGCCATTAAAAAACCAAAGACCTGATTCATTAAGCCAAGCAATTCCTAAATTTGTTTTTACTACTTGAGATGGTTTGTCGACACCTGCATTTGGATACTCTGATTCCAAAACTTCTGAATCACCTGATGTATTAATTATATATACTGTGTCTCTTTTATATTGAAGCAATCTATCACCAAATGATTTAAGTGCTGTAATTCTATCTCCATCACCAACAGCTACATCAATAAAGTTTGTTTCTGGAAACGTATCAAACTTGTTTACAGGGCTTCTAAGCATTCTGTCAGGGTAAGTCCTGCCCCCTTGTCTAATATTGCCTATATAGACCCTTCTGCCAACAACCTCAGACACTTTATACTGTGCATCAATAATTGTTTGCTCTGTAAATAAATTTTCTGATAAATATGTATCAATGGGTTTTATTGTTAAGGTTGTTCCATCAGTTACTGTTGAAATTGCATGTGTTGCAGGTTGCTCAAGTATTAGCTCTGAATCTCCTGCTGCAAATATTGTATATGTTCCTTTGTTTAAATTAACCTCAGCAAACAATCTAAATTCTTTTGAAGCATCATCTTCAGTGACATCTTTCATGTATATTTTAAAACCATTAATCCTTGCATTCCATGATTTTTCATCTGTTCCAAAATTGTATACAGACTTAATTACACACTTAGGTGCAACTGTAAAGTTTGTCCAGTCAACTGTTGCTGTTGGGCTCAACTCTTCAATTTTAAATACTTGAGTATCATCTGCGTGAGTTGCTATTGCAGTATTATTAAATTGTCTTACACAACCTGTCAAATTATTACTTGAAACTGCTCCAACCTTTAATTGTTCTGTTCCAAGCATAATAATATCTCCAGCTGAAAAAGCGGTGCCATCATCTACTGGCACAGTAACTGGGTCTGTAGAATTATCAATTCCAGAAGTCAATAAATTAGAGGCTCCAGAAGACTGAGTTACTGCTGTGATTTTATGTCCTTGAGTTAATAAAGACTCTTGAACTTCTTGCCCTGGACCATCATATGTAAATGACATTGCAAAGTTCCATTTACGTTTTAAGTCTTCATTAATATTATTTTCACCTTTTACAGATACAACTCCAAGCAATTGCTGTATTGCCATTGTTCCTGCAGAAGAACCTGTGCTTTCTGAATTAGCGTCTGTAAAAAAGAAATTATTTGTATCTATAGCTGATGCTAATTTTATTCCATTGTACGAAGTGACTCCTGTTTGACCAGATATATGTACAAAATACGTACCAGATGAAGGTAGTTCCCCACCTGAGCCTTGTGTAATTTTTACTGTATTAGGAACTGTATGTGCAGCTATGGCTGTTGCATTTTCCTGTTTTGCTGCAAGATTAAAATCTACTGCTGCTTGCGAGCTTCCTTCAATAACAATATCAAAAGTTGCAGAATCTACAGATTTAATTTCATGTTCTCCTGCAAGTGTTGATATATCGCTTCTTGTTCCAGAAATAATAATTGTTTCACCATCAGATAGCCCATGATTTTCTTTCGTTGTTATAGTTATTGTATCATTACTTACAGCACTTACATGTATAATGCCAATACTTGGAGGAGACTCTCCAAACTCAAGCACAACCTTTTCAGATTCTGCTGGATAATTAGCTGTAGCTCCTTCAATTATATCATATACTCTTAATGATTGTATGCCTGCACTATTAGCAAGCGTTCCTGTTGTTCCGTCTGATTTACGTGTATTGTTTGGAGGTTGTGGAGTTTGTACGTCATCAGTCCATGCATTTACAGAGTTTGATGTTTCACATTCAAATAATCTATCTGCTTTTATATGTCCAAAGTATTTAGGAACATTAACAAAAAATATATTAGTATTATCTGTATGATTTGCTATTCTAGTATTAGCAAAACCTCTAATTACTTTTACTGATGTTCCTCCCGAAACTCCTGTAGCGACATACATAATTTCTTGGTCTATTTGTATAATTGAACCTGTAGCTAAAGTAACATTTCCCCCTGCCCCATTATCAATATTAATTAATATATCATTTTTAGTTATTGCTCCAACTGTATCTATAGCAGTATCAGTAACTTCAAAGTTTGAATCACATACTCTTAATGCTCCATCAACATTATAATATTCAGGCTTTACAGTCTGAGTTCTTGAACCTAATGTAAATTGATTATCTCTGAAGTCTGCACTACCATCTTTATTAGGGTCATAAATATCAATTTCATTTGCATCATTAATAACAATATAATCTGTGTCAATTTCAACTGGAGGTGTGTCCATATTGTAATCATGTGAAAATGAAAATAATCCAAATCCTTTAGAGAAGCCACCTGTTGACGGTGTGTTATTTATTGCTCCTATTGCATGATTATTAATACCTGTCTTGTCATACAAATTTTTAGCATCACCTTCCTTAACAAGTCTTCCAGGATTTCTTACAGACAGTGCTGCAAATGCATTTTGATTATCACCAATATCTCTTGGGTCAAATTTAGTATTTGTGCCCCCTTCAAATCTTAATATTTTGTATTCTTGTTTTGCCATTTACATTAATTTATTTTTGCAAATGTCCCATACTTTATCATCTAATTTATTTTTTGATGAAGCTACTAAATAGTCTCCAACTTTAACAAAAACTTCTTTCAGCACTTTTTCGCTAAACAAGTTTTTTACTATGATTGCTACTACATTCTTCATTCTTTCTCCTTGATTGGTTTCTTACATTTCTCACATTCCACAAAATCTCTCTTTGGGTGTGAGTCTTTAATTAAAAATTCTATTAACCTACCATGCTGAAGCAAAGTGGTTTCTATGCTATCAACTTTTACATCAAGCTCATTAGGCTTTTCAACGTAATCTAAGATTTTACTTATCTTAAATTTTTTTGCAACAAGCTGAATTACTTTATCTATCACTATCTTCTGCAACATCTTTACTTATAATATGTTCATGATTAATCATGCAATGACTTGGACATGGATTTTTACTTTCATAGTTTTCAAGAAATATACCTAGCCCTACAGCCATCATAATCATAATCACGTCCCCATACTATCTTTCCTCCCACTTACTTAAATCAAGCATCTGTAATGGCCTTTCAATTACGTGGTCTTTCAGCTTATCATTCTGTATTTGTATCTTTGTACCACCTTTGACATAAGGCTTTCCTTCTGCCATTCCTATATCATACGCAAAAAATGTTGTCTTCCATATTCCTACTCGTATACATCGTGCTGGTCTACCATCAAGAACAACAACATCATCCGTATTTAAATCTTTCCCCATGAAGACCTTTAAGCCTTCAACCACAGTTTCTATTGTGGATTTAAATAATAAAAGAGCAACTCCAGATACAAATAACCATACCCAGTTCCCTAAGATACCTTCCGCTTGTTTTTGTAATTGCTCTTCCATAATTATCCATTTATTAGTTCACCCCACAATGATGTTCTACCTTGAATTATCTGTATAACATGTACTGTAAAATGACCCCTAGTGTAAAAATCAACGATGGCGAATGCATGTGACCAGTTAATACGTCTGCCTCCAAGCCACTCATTCTCTTCATCGCTCATGTCTTTCAAACAACCAATGCTCCATGCTGACTTGGGTCCATCTATGTGAGTCATTGACGACTGTTGGATATCGTGATGATGACCATACATTACATTCGCTCCCAGTCGTATTAGATGATTCCTTGTATGATGAACACCCGCAAAGTGATGGCCATGGTAAAAGTGTAGCTTTCCAATCTTTAAATACTTTCCAGCCTTGTAATATTTGTATCCTCTTTCTTTTAATTTTACGCATTCGTTAAACCTATATTGTGTTAAGTATGGGTTTTCATTAACAAACTTGTTCATCCAGTCGTCATGATTACCCTCAATCATATATTTTTCTTTGCAGTTTGCTTTATCTAAAGACTCATCAATTAAGTCCATTCCTGCATTTACATCTTTTACGTCTTTGTCAATAAAAGGCAACTGATATTCTAATGGTGGCCTTTTTTTCTTTGCCCATTGCCAGTGAGAGCATCCATGCCATTCACCAACATCGCCTATGTCTATGTATGCATCAGGCTTTACTATTTCTATTGCTTTCCTAACTACGCTTATTGCTTTTTTATCCGCTAGTGGAAAGTGTTTATCTGGTGTGACGAATACTCGTTTTACAACACCTTTATCTTTTTTCATATAAACCTATTTTTTAAGTTCGTTTTTTATCTTTACACAGATGTATACAAATGATGCAAGTCCAACCAGTACTCTAACCGTAACTGGAAGCCATTCAATCCAGGTAACACTTATACCTGTGACTGCAACTAAATTTGTTTTCATTGTTTCTACCATTTAACTCTATTAGCCCAATATGCTGCAGACATTTTGCCTTTAGCGATGTTTTTTGCATGTCTTGCTTTGAATGACTTGCGTCTATTTTTTTGTTTCTGTGATTCGCCTTTTTTAGGCTTACCTGCTGTCTTTACTCCTTGCTGACCAAATCGTATTGTTTTAATTTTATCACCTTCTTTTGCTACAACAATATGTGATTTTTTTGGATGTCCAGGAGTACGCTTAGGCTTGTTATAGCCTGATACTCCAGCACGTCTTAATCTTGCATCTTTTTTTTGCATTAACGATTTCTCATCTTTGATAATACAGCCTTACCATATTTTGCATGTGTCTTGCCAGATTTTGTAGCTTTACGCTTCTTTCTGTTTTCAGAAGCTTTTTGTGCTGGTGTAAGACTTTCTCTTACAGACTTAGGTAAATATCTACCACGCTCTGATTTAGGTTTACGTCTATCTTTTGCACTGACATAATCCCAATCTTCACTAGTCCATTTATTTAAAGATTTTTGTGATTTTTTAAGAGCCATTACTGTATACGTGAACTACGCTCTCTTGCATCATTTTGACGCAATGCTTTGAAATCAGCTCCTGTAATTTTGTTGAAAGGTGCTGCAGCTTTTGCAATCTTTTTTTGTTTCTTTGAAAGTTTCACGATGTGTACCCTCCTCCTTTTTCTTTATATCTTTTTGCAAGCATCTGTGCTTTTCTAGCACTCCAAACACCTGCAGGGCCACCTTTTGAGCCAGCCTTAATTGATTGAAATAAACGCTTTCTCATTCCAGGCTTTGTATAATTACCAGCCTCATTTACTTTAGACTTTACCTTACCACCTTTTTTATAGCTAGGGTTTCTTCTGTCTTTTGCGTTTTTACTTATCATTGTTTTTCTCCAAATCTTCTAGTAGTTCTATCTTGCCAAGTATCTTTAACATTTCTTTACTGATGCCACCAAGCTTTAACTCTAATTCTTTTTTTTGTTCATTCAATGCATTGTATGCCTGAACTTCTTCTTGCAGTCTATCTTTTATCATATTCGTGGTACAGATAAAGCTCTGACTCCAGACTTACGTAATGGATACTTATGGACTCCAGATTCAAACATTCTTCTGTAATATGATGCTCTTTCAATGTCTCCTGCATCTTCAAATAGTCTTGCTTTTACATAACAAAGAACCATGGGGTGTAAGCCACTATCTAATCCTGATACTGTTTTTAAATCATCTGTTTGTCCTGTTATTGCTGTATATTTTGCACGATAAGTATATCTTAATCCATTGTCAACAAATAAAGATGTAAATTGGACTGAGTTGTCAGAAGCTCCTTCATCAGAAGTACTGTTTGTCGCAGAAATTGTAAATGTATTTGTGTCTTTTGCTGTAACTGCATGATTGCCATCATAAGTAGTTGTTCCTGTAATAGATATTCTATCTCCAACAGCAAGTCCATGTGAGGCCGATGTAAAAACAACAGTAGAGCCAGCTCCAGTACTAGAGGCTGTTATGCTTCCATTTAAATCACCAGTTCCTTGAAATGTATCATACAACTCTCTTGATGTGGTTGTGTCTGATGTAGTTGTTTTTGATAAAATAGCAAGTCTTGAATCGTCATTGTACCATGCATAATAATCATTTGGAAAGTTTCTATTGGCCATATATTCTCCTATACAAGTGAGTCATCTGCCTCATCAGTATCGCCTCTTAATAATTTGTGTGGGTCTGCAAGTTTTGGTATCATTACGTATCTACCATCTGTATCTTTAACTTCAACACGTGTAATATCAATTACATCATCATCTAATGTATACCATCTTTGCTTTACTTTTAAATCAACTATTTTTTCTTTTGTGTTGTGTTGTTTTTCTGCAGCAATTTCATTTAATGCATCATTAATTAATTGAAACATATATTGTTCTGGCTGTCTTCCAAACATTTTTTCTGCTTGTTCAATAATATTTTTAACTGTCATTATTTAGCTCCTTGTGAAGCAATTATTCCAGAAAGTTGTAATCCTTGCGTATAATCTTGTTTTAAATTTTGTATTAATGGTAAATATAGTTCTGGGTCTTCTTCAAGTATTGCTCGTGCCTCTAATGCTTTTATTGCAGCATATAAAACTACAAGATATTCTAATTCATCAGGAAAATTTGGAATACCAGATGCTCCATCTCCATGAGCTATTGTAGGGTAACCTACATGATATACAATTGCTGTTTGATTTGCTGTAGGTGTTGGTATAACATTTAGTATTGCAGCATCTCCAGAGCTTAAAATCCAATATACAGGGTCTGTTTCGCTTGCTTTATAAATACTATTATCATCATTTGACAACTCTCCATACATTGATGATACTTCTCTACATGGAATCCTGCTTCCTCCAGTATCAGCAGAAAGTCTATTTACATACAAAATTTCTCCCACTCCATCCATATCCATGGTTGTAGCAGAATTATTTAATGTGGTTTCTGTAGTGCATTTTTTCTTTAAATCTCTGGGCATCATGTTGATTATTTCACGAGCACCAGAAGTCAACCAATCACTTAACGCATCATTGTCTGTAGTGCTAAATCCTGTTAACGCATCAACTTGATTAGAAAATGTTTCCACTAGCCATTTCTCCTGTCAGCTATATCTTGAGCCATTGTCTTTGATGAAAACTCTATCTTGGTTTGACTACTCCAAGTAGTTCTCATATTGACATGGTCTTTTGTATTATTTAATCTAACAGGAGCGTGCTCAACTTCAACAACCTTCCCTTTATTATTATCGTATACGAATATTGCCATTACTTCTTTTTCTTTCCGTATACCATTCCGCCACCGCCCATTTTTTTCTTACCATGGACTTTACCACCATGAGGCATCTTCTTTTTACCATAATGTATTTTTCCACCGCCCATCATTTTATCCATCTCTACTTTGCCACCTTTCTTGTAAGACATTCCGCCTTGCATCATTGGTGACATCATTGGACTGTGAACCATTCCACCATGTAAATATTCTTTGACCATTCCACCCATTTCCATTTTATCTAACTCAACCTTTCCGCCAGATTGCATGGAATATTGCTTTGCTTGAGCTATTCCTTCTTTTGTGTAAGGAAACTTCATTCCCCCTGCGTTTCTATTTTTCTTTACGTTTGGCATTTTTTCCTCCTCTTTGTCGTGCATCCTGCACTGGTAATTTACCAAATTTGTTAATATATTCCAAAGCAGCCTCCGTCTGTGGATTGACTGAACTTTTTCTGATTACATATTCTCCACCTTCAACCTCAATAGGCACTCCTCCTTGAGCATGTGAAGGTCCACTAATGTAACCACCTTGCTGTTTTTTTGTATGAGTATAACCTTGTTTACCATATGCTATATGTTTTTCATAGGTATCAGCTTTTACAGCTTTGCCATTTTTATACATCATATGCGGTTTAAAATTTTTCTTAGCCATTATGAATTTTTAGTTGCTATAATAAAAAGTCTGTCACCATTTAATCTAGTCACAGAAACTTGACAATCATCTTCACTACCCATAAATGTTGCGAGTGCGTCATAAGGTGCATCAGATTCAGTTTTATCAGGGGCTGCATCTACAATGAAAGTTTTTATTGTTGTTGCCATATTATCTCCAATTTAAATGTTATAAAATTTTTAGTAGATTTGGAGTGAGCCCTTTATACGACCCACTCCATAGTTCTACAAGACTATTAAACCTTATTGTTTTGGTTTAGTTTAATGAACATTCAAAGCCAATAATGTCAAATTGAAGAACAGTATCGCTACCAGGGTCTCCACTTATAACACATTCGACTTCATCAGGACTTCCTATGACAGCTCCAGCAGTAGGATTTCCTACAGCTAAAACACCATTACAAGGAATTACGCCTTTATATCCAGCACTATTTACTGCAATAGACGCACCATCAACATATCCATCAGTATCAGCGTCTGAGCCAACATCTAGAAAGTTAACAGCATTTGTTGATGCAGTTACAACTGTTAAAGCAACAGCTATAGGAACAAAATTATCAGGCATTGCTATTGCGGACTCTTTGCCTGTAGTTGCTCCATTAGCTACTGTAATAGTAGCTCTATAGCTTGTATGTTTAAATGCTGCATCATCATTTGAAAGTGCATAACTTTTACTATTTTCATTTAATACATCACTTCTCATATTATACGCCCTCCAAGTGTAATAGTGCGTGAGTTTCAGGAAGAGATACTTCAAGACCAGCCTCAGTTAAGATTAGGTCTTTTCTCAAATCTTCATCCGCTTGCTGCACATTTGTTGTAATTGATGTGTCTCGGTTGTAACCATTTCCAACTAGTGGTCTGTAAGCTACGTGGTCTAAGTCAACTAAACACATGTATCCAGAATAATTTGCTCTGAATAATGGTTCTTTAACCAATGTCATGTCACCATGAATTGTGTCAATTTTTAAGACTTTATGACCAAATGCACCTTCAGCTTTGTCAAAGTTATACCTAGACTGTCCAGATACACTGCCATTAATAAAGCTACCACTTCCTAGTTTATTGAAATGTGACATTACAGGCAATGAAGCTAAAGCTAGTTTAGAACTTGCTCCACCTCTTGCAGGGTCAAAAATCACTTCAAAATCACCAAGCAAAGCATCGTAAGTCATTTGAGCTGCTTCAAATGATTTAATAAATGATTTTTTTTCTGTGTAAGATAAAGCTGCGTTACCTTCTGTAACTGGATTACTAACACCTACTTCTACTGCAGCATTTTTTACAATGCTACCAGTAATACCATCAGTATACTGAACACCACCTTGAGAACCTTTCATGCCAAAAAGCATTGCTCTTTCGATATCAATTTTGTGCTCTCTTAGCTTTAAGTTCCAGATTCTTGCCCATTCATCAGCATATCCTCGATAAATTGTAGCAAGAGCAGTATTGCTCATTTCACATGCTGTTTTAAAGATTTGAGTATATCCAAATCCATCATCAAGCTTTTGCGAAAATACGTCTGGTGCTCCTGTACCTTCACCAAATCCAGTACCAATAACAGTCAATAAAGCATTATCATCAGCAGCTAATGTAGAGCCATCACTTGACTCAATAGTTTTTACTGATAATGTTGAGCTAGATGAACCATGAGAAACAGATTCAATTCGTACAGTTGCTTGAGCAAGCTCATCTGCACTTGATTCTGCAGATGCTCCATGTCTTATGCTCAAAACCATTCCCTTGATTAAGTAGTCAATAGACGATGGGGATGATGCTCCATCATCAACAGATATTGATGTAAGTCCTCCTGGAGCAGCTATTGTTGCACCTGCAGCCAACTGAAAACTTCTGTCAGTCATCGCAATTTGTGTTCTATCTTCCAAGTATCTGAATTGCGAATCAGATGTTGGGACCTTTGCGACCTGTGATAAGTATACAAAAAATGGAGATTCTTCTGGTGACAGTTCTGCGACCCTGTCGCTGAAATCGTACAGTCGTCTGGTGGTCATATTTACGCCATCAACGACATTCTTCCCAGGAGTTATTCCACTTATTGCATTTACAGGCCCTTGATTATAATTAGGCATTGTTTTTCTCCTTAGTTATTTTATTTATAATACATTCTTTCGGCTCCCAGAAGCAGCAATTGCATCCCATATTCCATCTTTCTCTGATTTGACTTGAGGCTGCTCACCTTGAAGTATTCCTCCAGGTGTTGGTGTAGCCTGTGTTTGTCTCACATTGTCAAGTGGATTAGGATTTGGATTCACTGTTCCTTGGCCATCGTTCATCACAGCACGCCACATTTTGATTGCACCTTCAACGCCATACTCTCCAGGATTCTTAGCAGCAAAGTTCATGAATGAATCAACTTCTTGTGGAGTCAAACCTTGCTGTGCTAAATTAGCTTTCAACTGTTGTACTCCTTGTTGCTTCACAACTCCTGCCATCCTTTCTTGTACTGCGGCACTAATGCTATCCTGCAGTTCTTGCTGTCTGAACTTATACGATTTAGATTTCGGGTCATTATAGGCTTCCCATGGGTCAAACTCATCTTTCTCTAATTCAATACGTTGCGGTCCTACGGGTTGACCTGAACCACCTTGAACCATTGCAGTTATTGTATTTGCAATATCTGGTCGTTGTTGTAACAGATTCCCAATTGCTTCATATTTTTTAAGATTTTGATTTTCACTTGCGAGCTTATCCTTTTCTGACTGGAAGTATTTAGCTTGTTCTTCCCAGTTAGCATTAGAACTCTCACCAGTTGCTTGCCCTTCATCTTGCCCTACATTATCAACGGGTTGACCTTCCTGTGGAAGATTCTCGTTTTCATATGCGTCTGTCATTACTTCTTCTCCTTTTGCGATTTCTCTTGTCGTAATTGAGCTTGACTACCTATTCGTAATTTCTCTGACTCGAGTTTGACCGCATCTTTTAGTCTATCCATTGTGAGCTTACTTTCTGCTTTAGAAGTTGCAGCGTCACGATTGAGTTCTGTTTTGAATTTTTCAACTTCAGTTCGTTTTCGTGCCTGTATAGCTTCTCTATGTGCAGTCTGTAAGTCTCCTGAAACTTTCTTAATTTGATTCTGTGCACCAGCCAATGCTTGCTGTAATTGTTGTATTTGGTCTGCTCTTGACAATACACCCTCCTTGTCGAATATATCTGTTTTCTTAAGAGCTTCAACTTTATCAATAAGCCCTGACTGATATGCTTGCATATATATTTCCCACTCAGCCCATTTGTTTGATGGCATAGTAGAATTACCAATAACACGTATATCAAACTGTCCTACCGATACATCATTTTCAATAGTCATTAGTTCTTTTGTTTTGTCATCATACATACGTTTGTTTACTGTGTATTCGTTTATGTCGTTGTTAGGCTGTGCAATTCTAAATGTTTTTTGAAAATCGTAATGTGATTTAGATAGATTATATACCACTCTTCCAATACGTTTCAAAGAACCTTCAATATCTCTTAATTTTGATTTAGACCGTCTTTGTCCAAAATCCTCCATCATCATAGTTGCTGAAGATGTTCTAGGTGCAACTTCTGCGTTACCCTGCATCATTTCAAAAATACCCATATTTAAATCAATATACTTTTCAATCAATCCAGGCAACTGCATGATTGAAGACGATAATGGTTGCGGTGATGGAAAATGTGGTTCCCCAAAAGAAGCATCATATTCGAGGGTGGCATTCGGGTTTGCCCAATCTCTTTCTAGTTCTTCAATATCTTGAACACTTCCCTGAGGTATAAGAAGCTTTAATCCTGAGCTAGCTTGTGCGTGAGATGTAATTAAAGATACTACTTTGTTGAGGAACCTTTGAAAATCTTTATTCTTTCTAACATCACTCATTGGATATGGAGTGTTGGTCCATATGTTTGGTACTGGTACAACTGGATATATATCTGTATCTAATACTAAATCAGATAATACAATCTGTCCTAATACAAGTACCTGTCTAATTCTTGTTTGCTGCACTTCAACAAAGTCAATAAAGCCCTTGTCTATTGCATTTAAAAAATCTTTATCTTGTGATAATTTTTCAAATTGTTCTTGAGCAACTATACGTTCTTGGTTTACACGTTTATCCAATAATCTATAATACGGTACACGTGTCTTAGTATAGTACTCCATAAGTCTATATTTCTCTGATGAGTTTTTGTAATCATAATCCTTAACCACATCAGGGGTGAATGAATCCATGGTACGTCTATTTTGATGGCTCGGGTAATCTTCATCGCTCTCTGTATCTATATAGTCAATCAACATCTTATCACTGTCTTCTTCGTAAGGCTGTGCAAGTTGTGGGTATGCATCCAATAATTGCATTTTACTCATTATATGAGATACCATAATACCTGAAGCATCATCAAAATACATGTGCCTAGAGTTTGGGTCTACATATACTTTGAATGGATTAAGATGTTTAAACTTAATTTCACCTCTACCATAATCCGCTTCTTTATCAATGTATGCATAGAAGTAACCAAGACCTGTTACCGCATAATCATGAACTGCTTGCTTAAACTGCTCATTGCCATCAGAGTTATCCCATATATATTCCAGTATAACTCTCCATACACTTGATAGTTTAGAATCAGAATCTTCTCTAGCTACCGCTGTAAACTTAGGTGGCTTAGATGTAATGATTGCTTTGAATTGCTCAATCGCAGAATATAACCTATCCATAGGCACTGCTGATTGATTTCTGGATGCAAGTTCTTCTGCTTCTGCCTCACTAAAATGATTTCCAAGATAGAAATCTATATCTTCACGAGCAGCTGTATCCCAGTCTTCTCTTGCATTTGACCATCGGTCATAAAGTTCTTTAATCTCTTTGGCCCTATAATCTTCTTTAATCATAGTATATAATATAAGAATAATTTATGTTTATAAACAAATGCGTCATATTCGTCTCCCTGTCATCCAATCATACATCTTTCTAGGCTTTATCCAAGAACCATCACGTTGCAATTCTTTTTTAGCTGTGCCTGCTTTTGGATTACCTTTAGCAAACTGTGTTGCAAGATAGAATGCATCAATAATATCGTCATGAGAACCTTTTGGAAAATCAATAAGCTCATCAATAAATTCATGGTGTTGCTTTTTTAGATGTACAGCCCCAGCTTTGAACATAGGCTGCAAACCTTCAAACAATCTATCTTTCTTTTTAGAGTTATAGTTCTTAATACCTTTTTCTATACCAGGCAAAAACAATCCTTCAGACTTACTGCGTTTCATTATGTAGTCACGTAACATTTCTTGATATGCAATTGTTTCAATATTAATACGTCTTATGGGCGTGTATTGTTTCGCAATCTTAAATATTTCATCAGCACACTCCATGGGCAGAACTCTTTTACGCCAATATTCAATAACGTAATAATCATAATCAGATGTAACCCCAAGAACCATAATAACAGAATAATCGCTACGCTTAGTGATTGTAGAAGCTGGGTCCACTCCAATGTAAATATTAACATACTTTCTATCTCCATTTGCAAACTGTATATACCAAGAGTCTGCTGATTCATCAAAACGTGCATTGCCTTGGTACAGTCCATCGTTTATATCGTCTTCACTAAATATTTGGTCTTCAGGTGATTTGGCCTGGTTCATATACTCTTGATAGAACTTTGCTGGTGTACCTGAGTCAATATAAAACTGTTTACGTTCTTCTAGTTTTTTCATTGGCCATCTTGAAGGCCATATAGGTTTGCCATCTTCGATAGCTTTACGTGTATACACATCCCAAGTATATTCTTCGCCTGTTTTTTCTGCTTCTTGTTTATTTCTTACCAACACATTCAAAAATGCATCATAGTGTACAATTGTGCCATTGCACCACAAGAAACCATTTTTATCAAAATCAATTGCTGGATATACTGCTGCAGTAACCCATTCTTTAATTTGTCTACGTGAATCAGGTGTTTTAGTATTTAGCTCTGATTCAAAGTCATCAAGTATTATACCTGTATATCTTGATGATAATTGTTTTTTACCACGTAATCTTTGTGATGTACCCTTGCCAATCATCCTGCAGCCATTACTCAAAGTAAATTCATCTTTGGTCCACTTATCTCCCTGTAAATCACCAAAGTAGTAATGTATAGCAGGATTAGAATATATATGGTTTGCAATCCAGTTTAAATTATCTCTGGCCTGGTCTTGTGCTTCACCAACCCATGCAATAAACTCAGGCCTATCTTTACTTGCAAATAAAAACCGATGCAACACTGCACATGCAGCCAACGTAGATTTTGCATGGTCACGTGGCAATACCAATGCTAATTGTTGTTTATTTTTATCTAATAATAGTTTTCCTACATCGATATGAAAGTCTGGTGTAGCAGACGCAAGAAAATCTTGTGGTGAAAAAAGTTTACCGAATGTTATTAGGTTTTTATGAGCTAGATGTAAAGCTTCTTCGTTCTTAGATATGTTGCCATTAAGATTTAGATTTGCCATTAAATGTTTGTAAGTTCAAAATGCGGCAAGTCATCAAAGCCATTATCCTTGACTTCTGTATCTTGGTCCCAATCACCACCCCATCTAAGGCCAATACCTTTTGCTTTGGCAATGCCCATAACCATGCCCGCAAAGTATGTCATACGTTCTCTATCTTTCCAGTCAATAGGATAAGGTGCAACATCTACCGCAATAGATGGTTTTTTGTTATGGCGGCCATGTGGCCATTTAACTTTTGAATGTCCAGACTCATATGCTTTGTTTTGGTCTGCTTCGCCTCGATGTCCACATAATACTGAACAATCAAAGTATTTAATGACTTCATTTAAAATTTCTTGCAAGTCTTCGTGACATGTTGCTAATCTACGTTTTGATGTTTTTCCAAATCTTGGCATATTTACTCCTAGTCAAAAAAATTAAAGTTTTGTCCTGAAAATTTTTTTACTTTCATTTTAAGTTTATTTTTTAATTTAGGTTTTTCTTCATCGCCAAAAGTATCTTTTGTATAGTTCAAAACTACATTACTATCCAAAGGTAGTCCTGTATAATTACTATAAAAATTTTTTACATCTTTTTCGCTTTCAAAATAATTATATTTTTTTGCATTTCTTTCAACAAATGATTCTAAAAATTTTTCACCATCTTTCTCTGATTCAAATTTAGCAGTCCTGTAAGATTTACCATCTTTATCTAAAAAAGGTTGACCTTTTATTATTTTTATACCCAAAGAATCTGCTAGCTCAACGCTTCCTGGTGTGTAAATAATTGCACCTGGATTATTGTGTTTTTCAGTTCTATCTCCTTTTTCAAACTTCTTTATTGTTCCTACCACCTTATTCAAAACTGAATTTGACAATTTTTTGGTTTTTGTTTTTTCTGTGTTAATGTCAGGTATTATTTTTTCTATTTGTTTTTTTTGTTCTTCGCTTGCTGTCAAATAGCCTATATCAGATGCTACAGTAGAACCTATATTTTTAATATAATTTAAATAATTTTCAGCAACTTCTTTACCTGTCCCAACAACACCTTGACCAAATGATTGATACTCGCTCGAGTCTGTTAGACCTTCTCTAATATTTTCAGAAATTTGTTTGCCAGCAAGATATTTTGGAATAGTTGCTCTAAATGGAGTAAAGCCTGTAGTTTTATAATTTCTTAACACTGGAGTTAAAGATGTTAATGCTTTTCCCAAAATTCTTTCTTCTATATTTGCTGCACCTTTTAATGTTGGTACAGCTATTTTTTGAGCAGATTCAGGCAATAAATTTACAGGAGTTCTTAATTTAGACAACCCTTGAGATATTCCTTTTCCTGCTCTCAATAATGCACTTAATATATTTGTAGTTGCACCTAATTCTTCTATGTTTGCATCACCGCTCATTAATTCTTCTTGTAAAGTTTTTGCCACTATCTCATTCTCCTAAGTAAATCATCTAATGTTGTTCCGCCTCCGCCAATGCCTGTACCAACTGATGCAAAGCCACCTGATGTTCCAGGAAAATATAATCGCCTTGCGGCCTGACCGCCTTGTCCTCCACCACCTGTAAATTGTGGTGCTGAGGATTGGACTGGATTTATAGTTTGTGCTAAATTTGAAAGAAATCCTGCATTTGATGTATTGCCTATGCCTGTGCTAGCAGCAGCCTGCAAATCTAGTGCATTTATTATACCGTCATTATTAAAATCAAAATTAGGAGCAGGTGTTTCAGGGGCTGGTAAAAAACCTGTATCAAAATTACCTGGAACTATATCTTGAAAATTTCCAAATATAGGTTCCATAATAAATTCATTATTTGATGTATCTGTACCTGTATCGATATCAACATTTGTAGGTGGTGCATTATAATCATCTAAAAATAAAGAATATAAACTTTCACTTACAGATTGAGGAGTATTGCCTTCTTGATTTATTAAATCAATAAAAGTATTTTGAAGCGATTGCCAGTCATATGTAAAATTATCTATCAATCCGCTGCTAGCCATAGACGAAATTAACTGATTATATGCATCTAATGCATCACCAGTCAATGTTGTCGTAGAGCTGCCTCCACCATAATCAGGAGTATATATTGGAAGCCCTTCATTTTCTGGCATAACACCTTCACCAGTTGAAAAATCAAAAAAAGGTGCTTCAGACATAACATCATTATCAGGGTTTGTTAAATTCGATTCAAAAGGTTGCATACCTAAATCCATTTGTCCTCCAACAAAATTTGTATAATTCTGCAAAGGTGCTTGATTTATGTTTTGATTTGTCTGTTGCATGCCTTGATTAGCAAGCGATTGCGAAAATGGTGTTAGATGTCCCCTAATGTGCATGTTTATGCGTCTCCTTGTATTGAATCCTCGCCATAAATATACAAAATATTATTGTTTTTATCAAACTCACTGGCACATTCTGGGCATATCCAGCCAATAACGTCCTTGGTTCCGTTCAAAACACCAATTCTTTGCGTATATTTAGAGTTAAAATACAAATTAAAGTCGCATACAGGGCACAAATCCTGTTCTTGCATGACTTTACTCTTCTTTGTGTGCAATGAGCTCTGTTTTTTCTCCACTCTTGAGTGCCTCCATCTGTTCTTCACTAAAACCAGCCCATACTGTAAGCTGTTCTTGCTTTGTATCGGTGTTAAACAGACCTGCAATCTTTGATAGCGACTCCAATGACCGCAATTTGTCTGCGTCTTTTTCCGCCAGCTCTGCAATATCTTTATATCTGGACAATATCCAGTCAGGCGTGATGCCTTCATCCTGCAAAACTTTCTTTATTTCTTCTTTAACCATCTTTTTAACCTCATCTTTCTTCATTAATTGTTTAGCTGAGTTGGCAATATGCTCACTACTCTTTGATTTCTTGAACACTTTCTTGTATGCCTGCGTAATTTCCATACCCTCAGCAACATATCTGGCAAATACAAATTCTTTTGGCTTGAGACCTGCCTTGCGATATTCATTGAATGCTTTATATGTGCGTGAAAACGTGTAAATGTTTTGTGCAATACCCTCGCTGCCCAATAACTTGGCATTCATATTGTCAATACGATATGTTCCAAGCACGCACCTGATGCATTGTGTAATTCTTTTGGACCCCTGAATCTTGATGTCATACATTTTAAGGATTTGTACCACGTTATCATCGTCCGTCAACACCCAATCATTGGTTTTGCCTGAACGCCAGTCCTGAATCAGCGGCTCATCAGGATGGTGTACCCTAAACTCAGCAACTGAATCATATAAAAAATGTTTGACACCTTTGACTTCTTTGAAATCCATATCATAATATAATAACAATTTGCACAATAAAAAAAATCATACTAAATTAGGGCACTCATATATGGTTTGGTTTGAAACTTGTTGCATATATGTTTTATGAAGTGGCCACAATAAGGGGTGAGTCAAAGCCACAATCCAACTCGAAAGCAATTGCGGATGACTCTAGGGGAATAACCCGAAGCTGATGATTGCTCGTGATTGTAATTTATTCATTATAATCATATCCAAAGACTGCATGGCTCCGAAAGAGTAATGAAATGGATAGTGAGAGCCTGGTTCTGTCTCAAACAGGCCAGGGGTAATATCTCTCTATCCTTTCAACAACATTCACCAAAAGAGTAATTAAAAAAATATATATAAGAACCTGAAAAAGTGCATATATAGCAATCCAAAAACAAAATCCAAAAAAGTTGAAAAATAGTAGTAGAATGTGTGACAGTCTTTTTTTATGCATGCCACCCTTACGTTAGCCCTCGGTGGGGTTACGATTAGGTTAAAATTATAATTAAAGATGAATTAAATATTTTATGTAAAGAAAAACCCCGCTAATAATTGCGGGGCTTTCTTGGGGTTGGTTGACTATTGAAGATTTAGCTTGCTTTTCTTGCGGGGGCTTTGCTTGCTGGTGCTTTCTTTATTTCTGTTTGTTTGGTTTGTAACTCTTCCAACTGTTTGCCATTTAATTTAGATAGATTTATTAAAGTTCTTAACCTTTTGAATCTAACTTTATTTTTAAAGTTATACCACACAACCCGCAACCCCTTGAACTTCTTTTTTACTTTATACATGAGGCTATTTTTTAACATTACGCTTTTTATATACTCGTGTGTGTGTCTTCGTTCCCTTTCTAGTTGTACGTGTATGGCTTCATCTATTACGTCTTCATCAACTGCGCTATTAATCATATCCTGCACGTCTGACTCGTCAACATAATTGCAATTATGATAAATCCAATTATCAATTACGTCTTCTATTGAGCTCTCATTATCATAAACATAATCTATGTTTTCAAGTTCATCAACACGTTCGACTAAATCCGTTACACCTTCTGTGCGTAGTTCCTGGACGGCTTTCATTAGTTCATCTTTTCTGTTGGTTATGTCCTCCGCAATCCATGTTTTAATCCGTGTTTGGACGTCCTCATTTTTTAACATGTCTTTAAGCATATGACCAAGCACATTATTATTTAATACCAAACTAATACTATTATCATATGTTTTTAATTTACTTTGTAATAGTTCGTTTTTTTCATGCACTGCATTTAATAACTTTTTTTGTGCGGTGTGCTTTTCGTTTAAGTCGTTTAAATACTCGTTAATCAACTTTATTTGTTCGTTTTTATTTTCGATATTATCCATTTTTATTTATTCCTTTTATTTTATTTAATAGTCATTGTGCCCCCCTCGGGCACTGTAAGAACTTACACAATATTATTTATATTACAAATATTATTTTAATTTATTTTTATTATTTTTTATTACAATTATTATTATTAATTTTACAACGATATATTTTTAATCAATTAAGGAATAAATAAAAATGATAAAAGCAAAAAACATAATCAGTGATAAGGGGAACCCAATCACAAACCAAATCATAATTACAGATACTAAAAAAGATTCCGAAACCTTTCAAAGTTATGATTCAATAATAGCAATAAAAGAAAAAAAGAACGAAAGATATTCTTACGCAGTACCTGAAGAACATAAAACAAACGTCACCCTCGATGAATATTATTGGAACTATTCAAGAACTACCGCAAAATATAGAAATAAATTTTTAAATGAAACAACGGAAGAAACCAAGAGAAAGATTAAAGAAGGGATATATTTATTAGCTAATCTTAACAAATAAACAGGAGGAAAATTGAGCCTTGCAACATTGTTGCGGGGCTTTTTTTTTAGGTAAATAATATGAAAAAAGTAAAAATAGAAAAGATGCTTTAACTCCACAAAGAATAAATAAAATTTTACAAGCTAAAAGAATTGCTGATGAGGACATGACGGATGCTACTTATTATACCAAAATTAATAATGCTTTAGAAAATTTTTTTCCAACTAGGTCTGGATCAAAAAGCACATATTCTAGTGTTGACAATATGTATTATACGCCTGCTAGTTCCATTGTTTTGGATGAAGTTAGAGCTGTTTTTAAATATTTAAGTAAAACTGATAAAAAAGAACTTTTAAATATGTCTAGGAGGTTGGATCAAGTCCAGAAAAAAGAGAATCCTCCAAAGTTATCTATGGTTGTAGCTGATGCAAATAAAGGGGAGACTTTACCAGAGGTTGAAGATAGAAGTCC